TGGTCAATGCCTACAGAAAGTGTGGGCGTAGATGTCTGGTCAGCAATGCCAATGTTGTAATTAACAATGCCGCTGTCGTCAGCTACAGGCGTTTTTGCTAATGGCGCAAAACCAAACATCTAATGCTCCTTACGGTGCTACAGGCCAATCATCGTCGGCAATGTTAGGCCATGATGCCAAGTCTGACATATCGCGTAACTCTTGGCGATAGGTTGCCCATGCTGTCTTTGCTTCATTCGTCAGTGGGCTGTCGTTCATCTGCGTCCAATCGCTGTCAGCCAATAGCTTATTGCGTGTGGTGCGATGACCTTCAGCAGTCTTAGCATCTAGCCCTGCCTGATAAGCCGCCTCATGCTCTGCCTTGGTTGTCGTAACGCCATCCTCATCAGTGGTGTCTGCAAACATGTCACGGGCAACGTAACGTTCAACCCAATCACCGTTTGCGTTTTGCTCAACACCATCACGCACAGACACTTGATAGTCGCCTACTGTAGCCGATGGGCTGCGTAGCACAGGGTCTAGGTCTAGTGCGTCTAGGGTTGCTGCTTTCCATACACGAGGCAGGGACATATTGGTGAACTCATTGCGCCACTGCCCTTGGGTCTTTACGACACCTGTTGTTCTGTTTCTGTATTCACTCATTAGATTGATCCTTTCAGATGAGTTTGAGTAGTCCGTTAGGACGTTGCTTATGCGTTATGCGATTGCGTAGAAAATCCATAATTTACCTGTGTAAGTAAAACTAGAATTTACAATAAATCCTGAACTATCTGGGTCTACAAAATCGTTGGAAGTGTTTTCAGCAGCGGTATCATTTAATTTTAAACTAGGGTCATTACCTGCAACAATACCTCTTTCGCTGTCCCAGACAAACCAAGCACCAAGGGCACTTGTATCCTTGAGAAGGATAAATCTAGCACCACTGCTAAATCCACAGTCAATAGTTAAATTTGTCCCATCTGATGTAAAACTCCCCACCTTAGACACACCATCTAGGCTTGCGAATAAGTAGGCTATGTAGTTGGAGCCTGATCCGTTTACACCACCGTTTGTTCCTAACGTAAACACGCTATCTGTTGGGGCTGTGTCATTCCATATAGTAACACTATCCGTAGGCTGTGCGGTGCTGAATATTGCGTAATCTGTTTCTGGTAGGCCATCACCATCTCTGTCAATGCCAGAGTGGTATATATGCCATTCGTCAGCAACATCCCTGCCCTTCACCCACATCATCTCAGGTGCAACACCAAGGTTATGGCTTACAGTACGCCCTGCAACTCCGTCACCCGTGTAAGCAACGACATCAAAGTAGTTGGGGCGTCTTTGCCAACTGTAGGTTACATAGTTGTCACCATTAGAATTAGACTGACCATAAGATGTTTCTAATTCAAATCCGTCATTGTAGTCATAATCAATCCAATCTGAAAGGCTGTCATGGACTACAGCATCAGATGATGTCATATGCATACCATCAATCAAACGTGAACCCATGCCACCTAAACCACCACCACGCTGCAATATTAAGTTTGTGTCTATTGCAAAACCTGTGGTAAATTTCCTGTTGGCTGTTCCGTTCCCTGTGTATGTTTGAACATCAAACACCTCAGTCGCATCAGTCGGCACAGCCATAGGGCCACGTCTAATGGCTATGTAGATGATTTCTGCGCCACTCCCGTAAAACCCTGATGGGGCATTAAAGCCATTAGAAAGAGGGTATACATACCCTGATGTTAAGGTGCTTTCTGCTCCAGAACTGTTAGGCTCTAATCGTGTAAATTGATTATCAGTTATGCCCCTCATTGTATCAAGGATTTGCCACTGGCCTACAACACTAGCTGACTTTATTAAAATAAACTGAGGCTCAAAACCAAGGTTGATAGTCTGTGAACCAGATGCAGGTTCAGTATAACTCCCACACTTGATAATATCTTGCGTACCATCGCCGAACCCACCGTCACCATCGTTGTGGGCGAACAGGTAGGCGACGTAGGTGCGTGTATTTTCATTTGTAGTTACATCAGAACCAACTGTAAAAACTGTACTTGTAGGCTCTGTATTATTCCATCGTGAACCATCTGTACTAGCTGCTGCTGTACTATTTAACGTTAAAACATCGGTAGCACTTGTGCTTCTATGGTATACAGCCCAATCTGCTATATTGTCTGTTCTCTTTACTATAATAGTTCCTACTGTAGTGCCAAGGTTATGACTAATATTCTGAGCAGAACCCGTCCCAGTATAAGTCACCACATCAAAGAACTTAGGGGCTTTCCGCCATGTCCAAGAGGCGTAGTCTGCCCCATTTGCATTTTCATAAGTGTAGTTGCCAAGTGAAAATCCGTTAGAATTAAAAGATGTTAAACCTGTCCTACCTGTTTGCTCTACATTAAAATAATTATCTGTATCTAAACTTTTGCCAACACCTCTTTCTGTGTCATATAACATATTAGAGTACGCTTGGGTGCGGTTCTTCAGCCAAACCAAACCACCTTCGCCAGCAAGGTCAATCCCGTTGGTGATCGTTTGTGTGGAGCCATTACCCTCATACAAATAAGTGCTGAACACATCTTCTACGTTCAGGCCACCCGCACCACCTGATGCCGCTGCCGTGCCTGCCGCTGCCTGAAGTAACTTTTTCTTAGTTGCCATTGCTTACCCCAATGCTTGTCCAGCGGTAAATCCGTACCAGTTAGTCCCGCCATCCCGCGTTGTGAAGATGAAGACATCCTTCGCAGATGCTGTTGCTGTTAGCGTAGGTGCAGTCGCGCTGGGCCAGTCAACTGAACTTGGCCAAGTGACAACGAACCCAGACGCAGATGCATCCTGAATGATCTCAATGCTGAAGCTATACGCAGTGCCGCTGGCAGGGGGGTTAGAGAACGTAAACGTGGTGTTCTCTGTCAGTGTGTGGCTGAATGCGTTACCCGCCTCACAGTCTACCGTAGTGGCGTTGGAGGATGATGTAACCGCCGCGTAGGTTTCGTTGTAGCTGTCAACGATCAACTCTCCAGTGATGTCCACATCGCCTGTGTAGGTTGGTGTCATCTTAGCATCTAACTGCGTTTGAATTGCTGATGTTACGCCATCAACGTAGTTAAGCTCTGTTGCTGTCGCTGTAATACTTAAATCAGAAAGCGACGAAACAGTACCCTTCGCATCTAACTGCGTTTGGATTGCGCTAGTCACACCGTCAACGTAATTTAATTCAGCTGTTGTAAGCGTTGCACCATCCAGAATGTTCAGTTCAGCGGCTGTAGCAGTAATGCTTAGATCGCTTAGTGATGATACAGACCCGATACCAGCGCGTGGCAGTGTGACGTTTGCGTTGCCCGATCCATCTTCAGCAATCAGCGTGATTGAACCTGTGGCGCTTTGTAGTTTCAGTGGCATGTATCACCTCATAAAGATTTCAGTGCGTCATAATAGCCAACTTCCAATAGGCTATCCGTTGGCACCGTGACTGTTGCATCATAGTTTATCACACTTTCGTCACCAGTGCGATAATGGGTTTCCGCGTCTAACACCTTGTCAGCAGATATAACTTTAATAGCAAAACCACCCGATGTTCCCGCTGCTATGTCTCTTGCTTTACTCATGGGTCACCTACATATCTGTCAGCCAAATGCTTAGGACGTTTGAGTTACTGATTTCGTATTGACTAGAAATCCCATTGGAACCCGTGCTGTCCCAAGCACCCACATATTTACTTGCATAAGAACCACTGGATACAGTATCGCGGTAACCGATGTTAGCTTTGTAGGTAGAGTTAGATTGGGTCTGACTTGATGCTAAGTGCCAGTGATCCAATTGAGGGCTTCCGTCCCTGTTGAATAAGACTATTGCAAATTGGAAGTTTGCTTTATCCCAATACATTTGGAAGTGCTTATTCTGAGTGTTGAAGTTTGACCCACTGTAAAAACCAGAGACACCACTGCCGTTTCCTAAAAAGAAATCAAGTAAATAAGGTTTACCTGTTGAGGCTTGTTGACCAGCCAAATCACTAGCTGTGTTCAATGGCAATGCAGAGTTTTGGTTTTGTCCTGTTGCTGGACTAATCTGCGCTAATGTCTTGCTACTTTTACTTGTTACAGCCATTTCGGTTGCACTAAAATTCGTGCCAAGCATTATCTGCGCATAATCAGCAGTGTAATCTAACTCAGTGTTAGAATTGAGAGTGTTCTCCGATATAATTTTGTATGTGCCATTACTCTGCTGAGAGTAAAATGACCCTCTTTGTTGATGACCGTAGGCAACATTTGCGTGAAATAAAACTTCTACCCAACCTTTGTTGGCAAAACTGGCATAATTTAGACTGTAAGTTGTATTATTTATGTTAATGTTTTGCTTACCATTTTCACTGCCATAATTATAATGCTGTGTTACCGTACCTAAAGCAAGGGGTGGTTTATCACCAGCACCCTTGAACCCACGCACAGACCCACCGCCAAACGTAGCCAACATAGGCGCGTACAACGGTTTCTTTTTAGGCATCCATAATGTCATTTTTAGCCCTTATGCATACTGAGTTTGTGACGCTAGAACAGTGAATGTTGCATCCGCAGTCTTAATGATTGTGAAGGTGTAAACGTCTATGCTATTAGCGTTGCCAGCCGTTGGCGCAGAACCACCTGACCACTTTGGTGTGACCGTAGTTCCGTCAACCCGAATTGTACTTGGGTAATAGGCTGTTGAGCTTTGTGTATACAATAAACTTGCCGTTACAGACTGGCCCACACCAAGTGTAGTATTTAGAGAAGTTGATCCATTACCAACAAAGTTTACATTAGAATTTGACGTTTGGTTTGCCGTAAGAAATACAATACCTTCGTCCAGTAAGTATATATCATAAGTGCCGCCTACTGTTGACGTTGATATTGCAACCTTCTCAAACACTTCTTCAATGTCTAGCGTACCGTTTACGGTCATGCCAGCTGATGTCACGCTGCCAGTAACTGATAAATCTCCAGTTTGACCACAAGTAAGCACATTAGTTCCAGAGCTATCTCTAAAAATTAAATTATTAGCAGCTTGTAAAAACCAACTACTATCATGGTACTGAATTTTCCCCGAATGTTCGCCTGTCCAAGCACCAGTGGTAGCGCGTATGTCGCTGTCGGCAGACATTGTAATAGCACCTGTACCACCAGAAACAGTTAAGTCACCTGTCATAGTACCGCCAGCCAAAGGCAACTTAGTTGCAATGCTGTTTGTCACCGTAGTGCTAAAGTTAGCATCGTCACCCAAAGCCGCTGCAAGTTCATTCAGAGTGTCTAGGGTTGCGGGTGCGCTATCTACAATGTTTGCTACTGCTGTGCCTACGAATGCTGTCGTAGCTAGTTGAGTAGTATTTGTGCCTGCTGTCGCTGTTGGAGCGGTAGGTGTGCCAGTGAACGCTGGGCTTGCTGCACCCACGCCACCCAAATTTGACAGTGCCGTTGCAGCGTTTGCTACGTCAGATAAGTTGTTAGACACCGCAAGTGAACTAGAACTTACTGCGTTATTCGTTGCCTCAACCGCCTTGGCTAAGAGCAAAAACTCTTTCGCGTCATTTGACGTTGTTGCCGCGTCAATCTTACTATCAAGTGTTGCTTCAAAGGTTGCTGTATCTATAGCCATGTCTATAACCCTGCTAATGCGATTGCTTCTATGTCGTTAATCTCAGCCGCCTCAAAAGACGACCAAGCCACGACCTCAATCAGATCGCCAGCTTCTGCGGCCTCTGTGAGTACGATTTGTGTGCCTGATGTGGCAGTTACGTCTGTATTGCTGTCGCTAATCAGCAAAACACCGTTCATAAACACTTGCACCTGATCTGGGTCATACGCCACCGTAAACGTGGTCTGACCCGCAGTTGCCGTGAATAGCGTTGATGTATACGTCTGTGGCTTCAAGTCCTCTGCCGTAGCAGATGCAAAGACTGACGCAGAACCAGTTAAACTGATAGCCGATCCACCGCTACTACTCTCCGCAACGGTGCGCGTGAGCGTAGTCCCAGACGCAGTATATGTCCCAGTGCCGATTTCCCAGTTGTTGCCATCTTCAATGACGTAACGGATCATGTCGCCATTTACCGCGCCAGCATCCGCAAAACTCTGAAAACCTTGCTCTGCCGAACCCAATGTCAGCGTCCCAGTACCCGTTGTACTGGTGGTCATCTTTGCCCTATTGAGTAGCTTTATCGGCATTTGCTATCCTACGCTGGATCAGGGATTTCAACGTCAAACGCTGCGATTGTAAATGTGTTACCAGATGTAACGCCCTGCGATGTCGTAAGCGATCCTGTCGCAAGCAAGCGTGTCGCTGATACGTCTGTAATCGCAAAGTGCGTTGCAGTACCCGTGCCAGTAACAGAGCCATCCGTAATCGCTGCCGCAGTTACCTTGCGCCCTGATGTATCGCCATCCTGTGGTGCGCCAAAAGACAAAGACGTAGAGTTGCCAAGCGTGTATGTGCTTGTCGCCTCTGTGTATGTCGTTGCTTCCTGTGAGGTGATGTCAATGCGATCCGCTTCGGTGTCCAGCTTGGTCAGCGCAGCGTCTAGCACATAATCTGCAATAGTTGCCATGTTAGTCTCCTAGTATGTGTTGATCTGCATACGCAGTCCAGAACCGCCAAATTTGGCCTTGTCGTTGTTTGCGTTTATACCATCAATTGCGCTTTGATACAACGCTGCCCATGTTCCTGTGCGCTGATCGTCCACCAAATACGGTGCAGAATGAACAAGTGCGCCATACAGGTATGCGTCTGGGAAGTATTGTAGCACCCAATTGGATGATGCTCCGTCACTTAGTGGCGTAATCCGTGAGTAGTAGTATAGTTCACCAGTGTATGCAGCGTCTGGCGTAGGCCAAATCTCAATCTGCCCCGCAATGATTGCATAGAACTGTGGCTTTCCACCCGCATCTGCATTGCCCTCTCTGCGTTGCTGCAATGCCAACGGTGTAAGCAACTCTATCGGGCGCTCATCTACGTCTAAATGAAACCGTACAGCTTCTAAAAAGCCTTGCGGTAACTGCGTATATCTAGCGTCAAGAGATGCAGTAGAGCGTTGCTCCATACGCCAGTGGCGTACTTTACGCTCCATATCAGCCTCTGCCAAGCTAATGAAATCAGGAATAACAGATGTTAGATCATCCCTGTTTAGCCAGTTGGCTATAGATGTTTTTAGCTCTGAGTATGTTGTTATAGCCATTATAAGCCTCCGTAACCCATAAGACCGCCAAAGCGTTCATTGCGTTTTTCTTTCTGTTCTTGCAGGTAATCAAGTACACCCATGAGTGGCAGTGCGCCAAGTGCTGCGAAAGTAGAAAAGCCCTTATCGTTTATTCGGCCTATGAGATTTGGCGTCAATCTGATCCCATAACTATCAAAATCACGATCACCGATATATTCGTTATCTAAGTCTCTTTGACTTAAACGTACATTTTCTAAATCGTAATGACCCTGAAAAGGCTTCATCACGTCTTTTATGTAGTTCACGGTATTTTTCTGGTATCTATCTATCGCGCCTTGCGCTGGGTAATGCTGTCCACCTACTGCGCCAATTGCATCTTCATCTTTTGGAAACGCCACATAATCAGCGCCCCTATCTATTGCGTCTAAAATGGATTGTTTGATTGCGTACTTAGGCCAAGCGGCTGAATTTGACATATAGGGGCCACCAGACAGGGTTACACCATCTGGTCTACCACCCATTGCTCTATTTATGCCATAATTGCTTTCAGTTTCTCTGTCTACTCGCTGAATTGCCGCAAGATTATTTTCATATCTTTTTTCGTAATCTGCTAAACTGGTAGTGAGTTCATTAACATTAAAAAGACGTGGATCAGATTGTGCAACTTCTGGATTTCTAGCTAAGAAATCTGTCATTGCGCCAAAGCTGATGTCATCATTTTTAAGCAGCATAGATACTTCATCTGGCGAAAGATTGTTAATATCTCTGTCAATGACATACACCATATCAGCATCTAACTTGGCTAATGTTGCTGGGTCTTGCCCTGCTCTCATATATTTTGCGTTGGTATTGTGTGTGTCTAACGCAGTCATTAATTTTAAGCGATCAAATAGCATCGGATCATCTGTAATGTCGCGGAAAGCTCTTGCTCTATCTGCGCCAAGACGCGACTGCATCGCCTGTATCTTTTCACGATCTTCAAATAAATTGTTATATTTACCCTCAAATTGTTTTAACTCTAGGATTTTATCCCTTGGCGTGTTTGGTTTGTTTTGTGCAAAATCTGACTGTATTTCGCCTGTATAATCTACCACAGCGTTGTCATCTGCTTTACGGAAATCTGCTGTTCGTGTTGTGAACATAGTAGTTTCATCATCATAGCCGAAATGACTTGCGTAAGGCGCGTTCTCTGGCGCTAACTGACCTGTGGGATCGCGGAACTGAAATAAATTTTCTTGATAGCTGTCTCCCCCTGACGGAAAATACCCAGCAAATTTCGTTTCGCCTGCGTCAAAATTGCTCTCGCTGCCGTAATCATAGCCATACTGATCTAAAAATCCTTCTGGATCATAATCAAATTCGTCTCTCATTGTTTCATAATGAATTTGCAGCGCTTCTTCCTCTAGCGCATCTCTCCCGTAATATTCTTCTACGGCTTCCCACTCGCCATCTACACCTTGCCAACTACCATCTGCCTTTTTAACATACAATGGGTCTAAATCTTGATAAAATGCGTCAAAGTCTTCAGCATCCCATTCATCAACGTCAAAACCCTGATCTTCTGCAATGTTTATGATTTCGTCATCTGTTAAATCGTCAAAACGCTTTACAAAACCGCTATCTATCAAGTCATATTCTATGTCTTCTACTAAAGACTGATGACGCTCATCTGTAAGCTGTGACACAAACGGAGCGTCTGCTCGTATTTCTTCATCAAAAAATGTGTCAAAATCTACGTTTTCTGGTCTTCCGACTTCACCTGTCAATCCACCACCAGACTTACGCTTCCTTATCACGGGACGCGGATCATTTTCTCTTAGGTAAGTTATTAAGTCTTGTTTTGTGACCTTTTTGCCTGCGAATGCAGCGTCAGCACCAGACCACTCTAGCTCATCTTTCTTCGCGCCACCTTTTAAAAGCATGGCTCTCATTTGATCGTAAGTGCCTTTGTTCTGCTTCAGATTTTCTGCTGCGCGTAAGGATGGGCTGTAGAAACCTACAGGCGGTTTTGGCTCTAATGTTGGCAAGTATAGTTGTTCTTCTACGGGCAAATCCCCAATACTAGCAGCACCAACAGACTGCGGCGTACCACCTCTTTGGAACGCCTCTATCACCCCGCGCGGATCGCCCTCTGCTACAGAACGTGCAGCATAGGTAGCATCTGAAATCAAACCACGCGCATTCTCTGCTGCGTTATCAACAGACATACCAAAGGTTTCCGCTAGACCCGCTGGCGCCGTAAGATAACCCATGCGCACAAGTGCAGCAGGCGCAAGTGTCATTGCCATCTCAAAGCCCATGTCACGCGCTGCCGCTAATCTAGCTGCATTGGTCTGGTTAGGATCAAAGGCAACTGATGCATCTTGCATCGCGCTACCCATCGCATTGACGGGGTTCATCTCGTTTACGAACTGACCTGCTGGACGCAAATTAGGTGGCAAGAACCGCTCTAGGTTCAAGTCATCAACATAGCTATCTAACATCTTTCGGCGCTCTTGACCGCCCATTCTTAGAAAATCAATGAGGTTCATCGCCCAAATCTCTCCCGCAAGTAATCTACTAGACCGCCCATCATACCAATGCGCTGGGGTCTACGGGTCATGCCGCCCATCAAGCCCATTGCTGCGCCCTTGGTGTCGCCCCCTCTGTAATCTTCTACTGCCTTGAAGAAACGATCATAGCCTGCGTCTAATGTTTCAGGATAGATGTTGCCACGACTAACGCCCAAATGTGGCCCGAACTGCTCCATCATACGGCGCGTGTACTCATACTGACCATCTTCCTGAGCCTCTAGCGCCTCAACAGCTCGTGCAATGCTTTCTATGCTGTGCTTGTAACCTTCACCGTATTCACCCACGGCATACGGCGTTTCTTCATCACCAGTTAGCTCAACATAACGTCTACGATAGTCCATTACCACTTAACCTTGTTAGCCCAGTATGCCGCGCTCATCTTGCCCTTGGCGATGTTCTTAGCATGTCTTGCTTTGAATGATTTGGCGCGTTTCGTCATTGTCTTATCGCCTGTTTTCCCCTGCTGCCCAAAACGGATTGTCTTAACCTTGTCACCTTCTTTCGCCACAACAACGTGTGACTTGGTTTTGTGATTAGGTGTACGTTTTGGCTTGTTGTAGCCGCTGACACCCGCACGGGCTAGTCTAGGGTCTTTCGCCATTACATGTTTCTCATCGCATTGACTACTAGCTGTTGATAATACTCTGGATAAGCAGTTTTCATTTGCTCTGCAAACCCAGCGCCTTTTTGCTGATCTATGTATTGATCTACATACAGTTGGCGTTCACCCATGTCTTGACCAGACAATGCAGCCCCAATGTTTGCTAGTACGCTGTACCCACCACCATCTTGGTATAAACCGCCAGAAGCATATCTACCGCCACGGTCAAACATGTCAGTTGTATCACGATAGCCAAACATGCGAGGAATGACGTTGTTGCCGCCTGTGTTGTTGCTTTGATTGCCGCCCGTCATAAATGAAAAAAGACCGCCCCTTTGCGGAAGTCCACGATCCAACATCTTGTTGTAGTAATTCATTCCTGAATTGCCACCTTGGTTGCGCTGAATAGTCTTTGCAGTTCTATGATAATAGCTTTCATCACGATCTTTCAGGCCAAGACCCATCGCAAGATCGTTTAGCAAACCACCTGACTTTTTCTTTTTGTCATCTTGCGGCATTACTTTTTCGCTTTCTTTTTCTTGGTTGTTTTTGCGGCTGCTTTAAATGCCGCTGCTGTTGGCGCACCTTTAGACCCAGCCTTGCGCATCTTCTCGCCAGAACCAGCTTTAATCCACTTCCGTTTAGCGTGAATGTTGGAATACAAACCTTTTTTGGGCATGGGCAACTCCTACGTTAGCTGCACCTTACCACACTAGGCTATGCCGCGCAAATTCCTTCTGATTGGCTCACCCCAATCGCTCTGCGACCTGTAACCTACCGCAAGATACCTGAAAGCATCCGCGCCGTGTGATGTCCAATCATGAAGCGGTCTGCCCCGCCAAGTCTTCAGCTTTTCATCAAAGTCTCTGCGATATTGCCTTAGAGCCTCTATGCCTCTGGTACAGTTATCAGCATCAAACCAACACTTGGGGATCATGGTACGCGCAGCCTGTATGCCATCCTCTACCGCTAGTTTTGGCGCAATCTCAATGTTCCGTATGCCCAGCGCGTCAAGCGTTTCAAGCCTGCTTTTCCCTGTTCCCAGTTCCTTGACTTGGACATCATGCGGCAGAATGTGTTGCTCGTAGTGATATTCTTTG